AGAGATCATCTGGTTTCAGGTGGTTGGCGGCCAGGTCTTCATCCTCGACGTGTATGGGGCGAGCAACGTCGGGCTGGAACACTACGCCGAGATCGTCGAGGGCCGGCGCAAGCAGCATGGTTGGATTGACGGCACCGACTTCGTGCCGCACGACGCCAAGGTCAAGGAGTGGGGCATCGGCCGCACCCGCGTCGAGAGCATGCAGCAGCACGGCCTGCACCCAATGCTGGTGCGTGACGCCAGCAAGCTCGACGGCATCGAGGCGGCGCGCCGCACCCTGGCGCTGTGCGTGTTCCACCCGCGCACCGAGGAAATCCTGCTCACGGCGCTGGAGCTTTACCACCGCAAGTGGGACGACGAGCTGCGCGCGTTCGGCAAGGACGCCGAGCACGACTGGACCTCGCATTACGCCGACGCCTTCCGCTATCTGTCGCTGGCGTGGAAGTCGCTTCCGGTGATACAACCGGCCGAGCCCCAGCGTACCGGCTGGGTCATTCCACCTCCCGAAGACGGCCCAATCGTGCGCAGGTACGGAGGCATGCAGCTGTGAGCGGAGACATCGGCGACGACCTAAAGCGACTGGCCAGTGGCATCAACCACGTCATCGCGAGCCTGAACGGCGGCAAGGAGCTTGAATTCATGCTCATCCTGGTGCGGCCGCACGGCGACGAAGTCACGCTCAACACCATCACCGGTATCACCGACCCCTACGAAATCCGCACCATTGGCCAGCACCTGATCGACATGGCGGCGGCGCGGGGCGCGAGCCTCGACAGCGACAACGACGTCCAGGGACACGCATGATGGCCGAGTATTCCCCCGGCAAGGTGGCGGATCCGCAGACGCTCGGTCGCGACGACGTCAACGTCTTCACCGAGCCGCAGAACGCCCAGGTCTGGTTCGACATGCTGACCGAGGCCGAGAAGGTGTTCGAGGACTGGCAGGATCGCTGCGACAACATCGACAAGCAGTACGCCAACCTTGAGCGGCTGAACGACCCCTACCGCCCCAAGGAATTCCAGATGTTCTGGGCCAACATGCAGGTGCTGGCGCCGTCCATCTACGCGCGCCCGCCCGTACCTGTGGTTGTACCGAAGTTCAAGGACCGGCGGCCGATTTTTCAGACCGCGAGCGAGATCGCGGAGCGCTCCGCCATTGTCGCGTTCGACCTCGCCTACATTCACGACGCGCTGCTGCAGGTGCGCGACGACATGGTGCTGCACGGCAGAGGTGCGCTGTGGCTGCGCCACGAGCGCGCCAGGGGCGGCAAGCCCGAGAAGGTCTGCATCGAGCACAAGGACCGCCACGACTTCCTGCACGATCCGGCGCGTTGCTGGTATGAGGTGCAGTGGGTTGCGGCCGCGAGCTATCTGACACGCGACGAGGCCAAGGCGCGGTTTTCGAAATACTCCGGCGACGCCTACGACGAGGCCGAGTACAAGATCGACCGCGACGCCCGCGACATCGGCGGCGTCGACGAGCGCGAGCGCGCCAAGGTGTGGGAGGTCTGGCACCGTGGCCTCGGCCGCGTGGTGTGGATTACCGAAGGCGTCGACGTGTTGCTCGACGATGCCCCGCCGCACCTTGAGCTGCAGGGCTACTTCCCGTGTCCTCGGCCGGCCTACGGCACGACGCAGCCCGGCAGTCTCGTGCCGGTCCCGGAAATCCTTTACTACCGCGATCAGCTGGACGAGTTGAACAAGCTCACTGGGCGCATCCACGCGCTCGCCGAGAGCGTCGAGGTGAAGGGGTTCTACCCGAGCGGCGGCAACTCGATGGCGGACGCAATCGAGAAGGCGCTGAAGACCAAGTCCGATAGTCGCGTGCTGGTGCCGATCACCGACTGGGCCGCGTTCGGCGGGTCGAAGGAAGTGATCATCTGGATGCCAATCGACATGATCGCCAACACGATCAACGTGCTGGTGACACTGCGCAAGCAGATCATCGAGGACATCTACCAGGTGATGGGCTTGTCCGACATCATGCGCGGCTCGACCGATCCGAACGAGACGCTCGGCGCGCAGCAACTGAAGATGCAGTCCGGCTCGGTCCGCATTCGCGACAAGCAGGCGGAGATCGCGCGGTTGAGCCGCGACTGCGTGCAGATCACGACCGAGATCATCACGGAAAAATTCAGCGACGACACCATTATTGCGATGAGCCAGACGCAGCTGCCGCGCAAGGCGGAGCATCAGATGCAGTTGGCGCAGATGCAGCAGCAGTTCGCCCAGCAGGCGCAGATGGCGCAGCAGCGCATGCAGCAGCTGCAGGGGCCGCAAGGCATTCCACCAGGCGGGCCTGCTGGAATGGGTCAGCAAGGTGGACCACCTCCCGGACCTCCGGCTCTGGGAGGTGCCGACCCCACGGCGGAGATCCAGCAGGCCTTGACGCAGGCGCAGCAGCAGTTGCAGGCCTTCGCGCAGAAGCCGACCTACGAGGACGTGATGATGTTCCTGCGCAACAATCGCGCGCGGAACTTCGTGCTCGACATCGAGACCGACTCGACGATCCAGCTCGACGAGCAGAAGGAGAAGCAGAGCCGCGCCGAGTTCATGCAGGTGCTGGGAAACATCCTGCCGCAGCTCGGCGCCATGATTGCGGCGCAGCCTGCGATGGCCAGTTTTGCCGGCGAGATCCTCAAGTTCGCGGTGGCGCCGTATCGCGTCGGGCGGCAGCTCGACAACGCCATCGACGACGCCAGCCAGCTGATGCAGGGCATTGCCGGGCAGGGCCAGCAGGAAGATCCGAAGACCAAGGGCATGAAGCAGGACGCCGCCGCCAAGGCGCAGATCGAACGCGAGAAGATGCAGTGGCAGACTGGCGAGAACGACAAGGAGCGGCAGATCAAGCAGCTGGAGCTGCAGATCAAGGCCATGTCGGATCAGAAGAAGCTGGAGAACGAGCAGCAGGTCGCGATGCTGGAGTATCAGGGCAACGAGAAGGAGCGGCAGGCCAAGATCCTGCAGATCAACGCGCAGATGCAGCGTGACGCGCAGAAGGGCGAGATCGACCAGCAGAACGCCGCGATGAAGATCAACATGGACGCGCAGAAGCAGCGCATCGTGGCGCAGGGCATGCAGGAGAAGAACGCCATGTCGCGCGAGCAGATGGCGCAGCGGGCGCAGGACAACGCCATGAACCGCAGCATGAAGGCGCAGCAATTCGACCAGAAGATGCGCCAGCCGATGAACCCGAGGGGCGGGGTGTGAGGGTGGATCACACCGTCATGTATGCGCTGGTTACGCTCGCGGTGGTGTGCGCGGTGATTTTGTGGGTTTTCAACCCGATGGGTGCCCGATAGGAGCGATCCAATGCCTTACTACGGCGGCACGCCAATGGCGGCCGATCCCTCCTTTCTGATGGAACGGCTGATGCGCAACGGCATGACGCGCGTTCAGGCGGCGGCCGTTCTGGGCAATCTGCAGCGCGAGAGCGGGCTCGCCTCCAACAACATGAACAAGGACGAGGGCGCCTACGGCTTGATGCAGTGGCGCGGCGACCGCTTCACCAACCTGCAGCAGTTCGCCGAAAAGCAGGGCGTCCCGTGGACCGACCCGGGAGCGCAGGCCGACTTTATCGGGCACGAGATGGGTGGCACCGAGCGCAAGAACGCGCAAGGCTTCCTGAAGGCCAAGACCGTCGACGAGGCTTCCGCCGCGCTGCGCCCGATCATCCGCTACGGCGACGACTCCGGCGCGGAGCGGGCGATGTTTGCCAATCAGTTCTTCGGTGCCGATGACGCGGCACCGCAGGCGACGGCTGCGCCGTCCAACGACCCCCAGTCCGCGTCGGCGCAGCCGGCCATTTCACGTGAAACGCCGGAGCAGCGGTACTATCGGATGGCCTACGCGGATCGTGCCGGGCAGGGCACCACGCAGCGCGGCCTGCGCGGCGGTCTGGCCAGCATTGGGGAGGCCATCGGGGCCTACGCCGAAAAACCGGGTCGGGCGCAGGCCAACGTGGCCAGGCTAGGCAACGCGCTCGGCTTTGGCGGCCAGCCGGCGGCTGGCGCACCCGTCGCGCAAGCGCCACCCGGTGCGCTTCCGGACCGTGGAGCGCTCGCCGCACAAGTAGCTGGGCCGCCGCCGGCTGGCGTTTCCGAGATGCCTCCCGGCGCCCCGGAACCGCCGCGTTTTCCGGGCGGCATTCCGCAGCCACGCCCTCGCCCACTGACCGGCCCATCGTTGCCGCCGGACGACCGGCTGTTGGGCGCTGGCCCAACGGTGGCGGAGATGGGCGCGCAGCCTGAGATGGGTTCGCTGGTTGACCCGATGGGGTGGGACTATGCCTGACCCGTACGACGAGCTGGCGTATGCGGACCTGGCCAACGAGCCGGGCATGGTGCCGCCGCGCGAGCCGTTGCGCATTCGGGTGTCGCCCTACGACACGCCGCCGCCGTCGGAGACGGGTTGGGGCGGCTTTGGCGCCGGCGGCAGACCGGCCGGGCGCCTGTTCGAGCCGGACATGGAACCCGCGCCTGCTCCAACCGGGCCGGGATCTGCGGAGGGTGGACCACAGCCTCCGTGGGAAGGCGGGCGACTGTTCGAGCCCGACCAGTCGTCCGCCCCCCCGCCCAAGCCGCAGTTCCAGCCCGGCCTGTTGTCTCTGGGCAACGTCGCGCGTGGCATCGGCTCACTGGTGCAAGGCGCAAGGGACAGCTTGAATGCGCCGCCGGCAGCGTCCGCAGCGTCCGCGACACCGGTTCCGGCGCGCGACCCGACAGCCGGGCCCCGGCAGATGTTCCAGCAGGGCTACCCTTCAGCTCCTTATTCCTCGATGTTCAAGGGGCCTGGTGAGGCAGCAGGCCACGTCGCCACCGAAGTGCTGCAGGAGCCTTACAAAATGGTCCGGGCCGGGCAGGACATCGCCAGCCCTGGCGCGACCGACCAGCAGGTTCAGCAGGCGCGCGAGGACGAAGCCGGCGCCGCGACCAATCTCGCCACGAACCTGTACGGTTTGAACGCGCCGTTTGCTGCAGCACGCCCGGCTTCGGCTGGCGTGTTCGGTGGGCGGTTGGCGAAGGGCTTCGACCCGAACAAGGAGAAGCTTGCCGCGACCATGGAAGCGAACGGCGTGCCGGCGCCGCAGATCTGGAAAGAGACCGGGATGGTCAAGTTCGCCGACGGCAAGTGGGCGCACGAGATCTCCGACCTGGGTGCCTACTACAAGGGCGACGTCGATAGCATCGCCAAAAGTATTTTTGACCAGAAATATCCGGACCGCGCAGGCACCTATGGCCAGGGTGTGCAGCCGGGGAACATGGCGCGCAGCGACATTGCCAGGAACGAGGCTCTGCTCAAGATGCAGGGCAAACAGCAGCTCTATCTTCCGGATGTCTTGCATCATCCCGAGCTGTTCGAGAAATATCCCGAACTGCGCAAAATGAAAGTGTCGGAAGACGCATTTATGGAGGCGCAGGGAGGGTACTTGCCGCACAGTGTTATCGGAACCGATGTTCGGCCGGCAAAGATCAAATATCGCGAACAGTATCAGCCTGGCAAGATGGCGCGCGGCGCGACGTTCGACACGTTGCTGCACGAAATCCAGCACGCCATCCAGCAGATCGAGGGGATGGCCAGGGGTGGCAATCCGGCGAGAGAGCTTGCCTTGACGCCAGGAACGCCAGCTAATGCGATTTACCAAGACATGATTAAGCAGATCCCGCCGGGATTAAGCGCGTCGCGCATAGTGCAGTTGAAAGATGCATTTGCTCAACAGGCTGGCTATCAAGCCTATCAACGATCAGCTGGCGAAGAACTTGCCAACGCCATTATGCAGCGCAGAGATATGACACTAGCACAGCTTGCCGGTGTTTATCCGCCAAGTCAGTTTCGTACTCCGATGAATGAGCAAATCGTTGAGTTCAACAGGATCGCCAATCCGCAAGGAACGACGCCGCAGCAAATGGGTGGCGTGCTCAATCCAACGCCGCGCGAGATGCAGATGTCAGGTCCGAGCGGCCTGATGCCACCGAAGTCGGAACGTCGCGCCCAAGGCAGCCTCAACCCGCTCGACGAGGCTGACGTGGCCTGGAAGGGCAAGCCGATGGCGGAGTGGAAGCCGCAAGACTGGAAGGAAGTCGGCGACCACTACGGCGTGAAGAACCTGGGTCCGTTGTCGCCGGTCGAGAAGTATGTCTCGCCGGATGGTTATCACTTCGAGATCCCCGGCGGCACCAAGGGAACCTGGACCTACTACGATCTGCTGCACATGAAAGCCAACCCGATCAATCCGAACAACCTCCCGCACGAGCTGCATGCGGAGCTGCAGCGCAAGCTTGGTCGCACCATGACACCGCATGGCGAGGTGGGGCAGGACCAGATCTGGAACGGGTTCATGTTTGGCATGACCAGCGCAACCAATCCGCTGTTCCCGAACCAGTTGTCAGCCAGTCGATTGCGTCTGCGTGATCCGAAAATGCTCGATGCCTTGGCTGACAGCATTCCGTGGAAGGCTGGCGACACGGTGTCAAAGGAATTGAGAGGCGAGAAGGATCTGGAAATCGGCCGCATGTTCAACCTGCACGAAGGAAAAAGTGCAGGAAGCACGGGTCTCGGCACGCGCGGTGGCGTCAATTACACCTACATTGCCGAGCTGGCGCAGATGTTCCGCAAGAACCCGGAATGGTTCCGCAAGAAAGCAGACGAGCCTTGGGTCGATTTCGTCGAGCGGCTGGCAACGCAGACCAAGGGCTTGTCAATGAAAACCGGGTCTTTCAGCTCGGTCTGGCAGGACCCTTATCATGCGGCAATCTCCGCGATTGATCGGCATATGGCCAAGGAATTCGAACGTCGTGGCGGCTTGTTCCTGAACCCGGCAGACCAGGACAAGTGGCAGGCCAAGACGTTGGCGAAGTGGAACAAGGACAAGGAGCTGACCGGGGATCAGCGGATCGGAAGCTGGAATGAGTTGACGCAACAGCGCGGCTTCGAAGGCTTCATGAGCGAAGAGCTGCTCAGTTATGTTGGCGCCCACAGCAAGAAGGATTTCCGCAATACAGCCGGCGAAATCAATCCGAGCTTGCCCAAGCACGTGCGGGAAGCAAAGACGTTTTATGAACCTGAGAAAGGTCTCGAAGCCGGCGCAGCCTACAAGCGTGCTCTCGCGGTGAACCAGAAGGCCGCCAACGAGCAAGGCCTGAACTTGTTCATGAGCCAGTGGTTCGAGTGGGACCGCATCAGGCAACGCTTCGAGCCGCACGAGAATATGTTCCCTGGCTTGTCGCGCATGCCTGCGCCTTCAGCCCGCCAGTTGGACATTCCGTTCAAGGCGCATGCCGAAACGGGTCATACCAACTATGACTATGGCCCGACCAACCGGATGAACCCAACCAAGAAGTTCCCGCGCAACCCGTCCGAAATGGGATATCTTGGCGTGCCGCTCGCTGCCGGAGGTGCCGCCGGCATCGGCTCCCTAGTCGATCCCAGCAAGTACCAACCGGAGGCCCGCTAATGGCCGCACCGACAACCAATCTCGACCGCACCATGACGGTGACGCTGGCCAATCCGTCGCCGCCGACCAACGTGGTGGCGCTCTACCAAGGCACGCCGCCGACGCCGTATTCGCTTGGCGGTACGACGCAGAATTCGACCCCGGACGCGCTCAACGCCTGGATTTGCGCAGACCCGCTCAACGGCGCAACCGCGCCGGACCTGTCCGGCCTAGCGGAAGCGGAAGGCACCGAGATCTCGACGACGGAGGCGAGCGGCCGCGTTACCGGTCACAGCGTGCTCGGCAATTACCGCGAGTTTCATTTTCATCCGAGCGAAGTTGATCCGATCTTTGGGCCGGAACTGGTGACCTTGGGCGACTTCTCGGCAGGGACTGGCTGGACGCTGTCGGGCGGCGCCTCGATCACGGGCGGTCGCCTTGTCATGGACGGGTCCGGCAACGGGCTGGCGTCGAGGACGGCTGCCGCCACTCTCACGGCAGGGAACTACAAATACGAATTCGACATCGTCACGTCGGCCTGGCCCGTCTTTGTCGGTATTGGCGGTACGCCTGTGCAAGTGGCGGGATCGAATGGTCCGGGACACTTCATCGGCATGATCACTTCTGCCGCGAGTACGCAGACGGTGACGTTGTCGTCCCTCTCCAATGCTTGTGTGCTCGACAACTTCAGTGTGAAGAAAATCTCGTAACCCAAGGAGGCCACCATGGCGAAGAAGCAGCAACGCTTGAAGTCCAAGGCGAAGTCCAACGACGACGACGAGATCTATGAGGAAGGCGAAGAAGGCGAGTGGACCGACGAGGATGGAAACCCGATAGAGGCGAAGGACGCAGAGGTCGAGCCGCAAGCCGTCCCTGGCGCAGCACTGGTGCGGACTTCGACCTGCACGCAGGCCAATCCGACGCCGCCGACCAACGTGCCGGTGGTTTATCAGGGAACGCCGCCAACCCAGACGGGTCTTGCGCCAGCTCAGGCTCCGGCCCCCGACGTTGCGGCCGCGAACATCATTCTGTTCTCGGACCCGCTGAACGGCGCGGTGGCGCGATCTGCGGTCGTTACGCCGACACTTCCGGTCACGACGCCGGCGGCGGAGCTTGCCGGCAAGGCAGAGTTCTCCGGCCTGACGTCGAAGGTCGACGCGGCGCACGGTCGCCTGAGCCAGCGTGGCGTCGTCACGCCGGCCTACAGCGAGACGCCGAACCTGTCTCACCCGAGCTACGGGACTTAGAGCTATGGGCCTTCCGGTCGTAACGGTGGCGGCCGGCGGACTGCCGATCACGGAAAGCCTGGTTGGCGGAACGCCGGTCACCGAGTCTACCAACGGCTACGGTGTGGCGGTCACCAAGGTGGCGGCGCTCGGTCTGCCGGTGGTGTTCGAGACGATTGGGATTGGCGGAGGTGCGGGCACCGATCCGAATTTTTCCAGTGTTGTGTTCCTGTGGGAAGCCGAGGGCACCAATGGGCAGACCGCCGGTCTGGTCGATGTGACGGGCAAGGCCATCACGACCAGTGGAACCGGGGCAATTTCCACGGCGCAGAAGCGTATCGGGACCAGTTCTTATTCGGTAGGCACAGGCGGTTGGAATACGCCGGACAGCCCCGATTGGGATTTGTCGGCGACCAACACGACGCCGTTCACCATCGAGTTCTCCGCATATCAGACGTTGCTACAGACTTGGGAGGTCATGCAGCACTGGGACGTGACCAAGTCATGGTGGATACGGATAGCCGGGCCTGAAATCCGGCTACTGGCGTCGAACGACGGGACGAGCACGTTCAGTCTGGATGTCACGACGAGTGGCTTCGGTTTTACTGCCGCAACGTGGCACGACGTTTGTATCGAGAAGGACGCCACCGGGAAGATCAGGTTCTATCGCGGCGGCGTGATGAAGTATTCGGTCACGCCTGCAAATAGCGTGTTCTTCGCTGCCGCCGGTCTGATGGGGGGTGGGTCTGACGGCAACCCGAACGGCTACATCGACCATGTGCGGATCACCAAGGGCGTCGCGCGTTATGCGAGCGATAGTGGCTACACGTTCAACGCAACGGCATTCCCGACGAGTTCGGGCGGCGGCGGCCCGCCGCTCGACACTTTCACGACCGGTTTGACTGGCGCGTGGTCTACGCATCGCAAATTGCTGACGAGCTACGCGGGGGCGTTCAACAACAATACAGGAGGCCTGATCGACACGATCTACGACCAATCGGGCGGAGGCCGCAACTTCACGTCTTCTCTTAGGCCTGCACTCTCGACACTTGGTTCCTTGACCTCTGCTACATTCAATTCGTCTGGCTGGCCTCACATGGTTGGTTCAGGACTGGCCAATTTCATTACAGCTAGCGCTGGATTTGTCGTTTGGGTCGGTTCGATTGATGCGTTGCCTGCGTCCTTTGCCCGGCTCATCCACAACGCCATCAACGAGACGATGTCGATATATGTTTTTAGTACAGGCAATGCTGGGGTTTACAACGACGATGGCACCAATGACCAAGTGCAGGCCGCAATGGGCGGTATTGGCAAGCATGTCGTTACATGGCGTCATGATACTGGCACGTTGTATGTGTCAGCCGATGGCGGCACCGAAGTCTCTGTCGCCTCGGGCAATACGTCAGCCCTGACGGGTAATTTTGAATTGAGCAACTCTGCCACTCCGAACAATGCGTTCGATGGAAAATTTGTCGAGCTATACGTCTGGAATGTCGTGCCATCGGCGCCTAATCGCGCATCCATCATCGCGCAGGCCAAAACGCTGCTAGGGATATGATGACCGAGTTTGTCGAGATCGCGCCGGGACGGTGGCGCATCAAGCGCGAAAGCACACCCGTTGCGCGCAGCAATCTGCCGCTGCCTTACGTGATCGGCGACGCGATGCCGCCGGCCGAGCACGTCGATGGCAGGTTCTACGAGAGCAAGTCGGCGTTCCGGGCAGTCACCCGGGCGCATGGGCTGACCGAGGTCGGCAACGAAAAGCTGAAACCCAAGACGCGGTCCAGTCTGGATCCTGCCTTCCGCCGCAACCGGCAGAAGGTGCTGAAGACCGCGATTGAGAAAGTACGAGCAGGTCAATATGAGCGACACATTCACGACGCCGCCAGTAGACGCTCCGCAGCCGCCAGCAGAAGTGACGATACCTGAACAAGGTTCAGCTGGTGGCGTCGGAGAAGTCGGCAAGCAAACCCCGGACAAGTCGCCGGAGCAGGTCGCTGCGGAACGCTCCCTAGAGCGCCGCGCATCGGTCGAGCGCGCCTTCGAGAAGGCCAAGACTGCCGCCGAAGCGAAAGCCGCGACCGACGACAAGGACAAGGGGAAGACCCCGGGTGAAGATCGGGGAAAGCAAGCCAAGCCGCAGCAGCCGGTCCAGCAGCCAAGGAACCGTGGAGACGGTGGAAGGTTTGCTTCCCAGCAGCCGGCCGAGGGTCCCCCGTCCGAGACCGGCCAGCCAGGGGCGCAACAGCCTGCCCAGCGCTATGCGCCCCTGGCAGAGACTGCGCCTTACCGCGAGCCTCCAGCACGGTTCTCCGACGCCGCCAAGGCGGACTGGCATGGCGTTCCGGAGAGCGTGCGCGGCGCTACGGATCAGGCCTTCCGCCAGTACGAGCAGGGCATCCAGCACTATCGCGGCGCGGCCGAGGCCTTCAACGAGGTGCAGGACTACTACCACCAGGCGCGCAAGGACGGCACCAACCTGCGCACGGTCCTGGATAACTACGTCGGCATGGAGCAGAAGCTGCGCGGCGACCTGTTTGGCGGGCTCGAACTGCTCATCCACAATCTGGGCATGCAGCATCCGGACGGTCGCCGGGTCAGCGCACATGACGTCC